CGAGTGGCGAAATGCCAGGCTTCGACAGCTCCGGCACCACAACAGCGGGCGGCGATGGCGCAACAGCGGGAGCCGGAGACGCGACCACCGGAGCCGGAGCACCGCCTTCGGGAGTTGCGTCCGGCACGCGCGGCGGATCGGCTGGCAGCACGCCATCACCACCACCAGCCTGCGGTATGAGCAGCCTTGCGCCACCGCCCACCAGGCCGCCAAGACCAATGTTCGCAGCAAGCTCAAGCGGATCGAATTGTTCGCGCAGCCCATCGCCAATCTCAATCGCCTGCACACCGGCATCGACGACACCATTGGAAATCCCGGCATCGATGCCGCCAGCAAAAAACCTTGCCGCCGCGGCCGGCAGCTTGATACCGGTCCACGCCAAAAGCTTCGCCCCCGCCGCGAGCGGGATGTAATTCTCAAAACTGGACATAGTACCGGCCACTTGCCCGGCCAGCGCCGCACCTGCCTCCAGCGGCGTTTCCCACTGCGACAGGGCGTCATAGCGGTCGAGGGCCTTCTGCTTCTCGAACTTCTCCGAATACTTTCCCTTGATCGCCCCCGCCAGCGTTCCGGAATAAAAGCCCCGGTCGTAATTCTTTTCGAAGCGCTCGGCAAGCGACGGTTCGTCCTGGGTCAGCGCCGGGCCATCGACCACCACATCATCGAGCGCGGCAAAAGGATTTGGCATCAGGGACCCTGCCTTCCGGAAAAGCTGCCATCGGGATGCGTGGTTTCGATCCAGCCATCCTTATAGACCTGCTCAATCGAGCCATCGGGCAGCATGCGATAGACCTCGTCCTGGACTTGCACCTTGAGGAACTCTTCGGCGGCGCCTTCACCAAAGAAATCATCGAAATACGTGGCCAGGCCCGGGTCCTTGCGGAGCAGCTCAACCTGCGCGAAATTGGGCACGGTGCGCTTGCGGGCCGGTTTGGTTTTCGGCGCGCCCCGCCGCGCGGAGTTCGTATTTGGCTGCTGCGTGCGCCGGGGTGGCTGGCTTGCGCCCCCCATGGCATTCTCCGCCTGGTCGCGCGCCCGGGCGGCCTCCAGCCGCATCACATCATCGCGCGATGGCCGCCGCCCGGCGCCGATCTTGCGCATCATCTCCACGGCAAAACCGGCTGTTTCCCGTGAAACACCTGTCGAATGCAGAACTTGCGTCATCACCATCTGGCCAAGATCGCCGCCATAGGTCTCGTCGCTCTCCTGCACCAGCCGCTCGATGGCCACCTGCTGTGCTTCCTCATCGTCCCTGTAGAGGCTGATCCGCTCGGCAAGACGCCGGGCCTCGGCATTGGTCAGCGGCTGGCGGGCCTCCTGGCCAATGCCCAGCGTGGCTTGTGCCGCGAGGCGGGCCGCCGCCAGCCTGGCTGGGTCCTTGCGCAGCTCCTCGCCGCGAAGCGCCTTGAATGCCTGATCGGCGGCAAGCGCGGGATCCTCGTCGCGCAGCTTCTGGAGCGTTGCAGTCTTGTCGACGGCGCGCTCAAACACCTTCTGTTTCAGCGCAAAATCCGCCTCGCCGGCTTGCGGCTCAAGATCGGCGAGCCGCTCCTCGATCGCCGCCCCCGGCATCTGGTCGATCCCGGCCAAAGCGGCATGCGTGAGCTGGGCTTCGGCCCGGCGTTCCCGCCAGTCGCGGGCAGCGTCCGCTCCCAGCACACGCGTCACCATATCGCTGGTAAGCCCCGTCGCCGCCGGATTGAGGCCGGTGCCAGTCGCCAGGGTTGAGGCGATATCATCGGCAACCTGCTTTTCAACCACGCGGGAAGCCTCGGCTTCCGCCACCGAGATATCCGCTGCCGCGCCATTCAGCCGGGCCTTGAGCTTCACCCATGTCGCGGCATTGACATTGGGAAGCTTGCCCGCCGCATAATCGGCCTGCAGCGTTTTCTGAAAATCGCCAACTTCCGCCGCCGTCATGCCGTCCGCCTGGCGGCCATAGAAGGTCACAGCAGCTTGGCCATCGGCCTCGGCTGCGGCCTCGCTTGCCGCTTGCGGGCTCAGATAGTCGCGCGCCACGCCCTCGCGGTAATGGTCTTTCAGCCGGTTCGCCTCGGCAGCGGCGATGTCAACGCTTTCGGAATTGCCGGGATCAAGCCCCTCATTGGCGCGGCTGACGTTTTCACTCAACCGCCCGCTTTCCGCGTCATATGCCTGGCGGTCGGCCTTGTCGATCGCCTCCTCGCGGTTGCCCTGCGCCTGGCGCAAATATTTTCGCTCGACACGCGAAAACGCCTGTTCATAATCGTTGCGGATGCCATCCGGCACATGCTCGGCCAGCTGCGCCCGCTTCAGGTCCTGAAAGGCCAGCGACAATTCCGTCGGGTCATCCTTGTACTTGTCGTAGAGCTGCGATGAGGCATCGAGCATTTCATCTTCAAGCGCGCGGCGAAAGGTCGCACCGGCGGCCTGATCGTATGCCCGGCCGAAAATTGTGTCTCTTCCGGTCAGTTTGAGGCCACCACCGGTCAGTTTGATTGACAATGGCGACCGCCGCTTTTCGCCTGAAACCATCGCGGCGGCTGATCCGCCGCCCGCTTTGGCTGTCCACTTGGCGGCAAATTCGCCAGCCGTCATGTTGGCCGTGCCGCCGTTGAGGCGCACCGCGTCCGGCCCCACAATGCGCACCGCCGGCGCATTGGCGTTGAGCAACAGGCGGGCCGCGCCGCCAGGCCCCTGCTGGTGGGCCAGGTAGAGTTCGCCCGCCGTTGGCTGCCGTCCCAGCTTGCGCGTCAGATAGGCCTGGTTGTCGCGCAAAAAGCGCGCGGCGCCATCGGCGGATTGATAAGGGTCGAAACGGTCCTTGACGCCATATTGCGCGGCATTGCTGTCGATCTGCTGAAACAATCCACCAGCCGAGGATGTGGGGTTTCTGGCATTGGGGTTGCCGTTGCTTTCAATCTGCGCGATGCGCGTCAGCACGGCGGGCGAAACCCCGTGCCGTGCCGCCGCCTGGGCAATGGCATCCCGCACACTGCCGGGCATGGCGCTTCCCGATGTTTGACTTGCGGGCTCCGCCTTCGCATTGGGCACCGGCAAGGCTGAAAGTCCGGCCCCCACCTCCGGCTGGGCTGGCAGTTCATCGCCCCCTTCCACATCCACACGCGGCAGGGCATCGGCTGCCGCCTGCTGTCCCAGTTCTTCGCCACGCCGCTGCGCGGTGCGTTCCGCCACCTGTCCGAAGGTGTTGGCGAGGCCGAACATGCTGCGGGCAATCTGCTCTTCCAGCTCGCCGCCGGGGCGCTCCACCGCCAGCAGGCCATCGGCCAAAATCGCCTGGCCCTTGAACGGCTGATAGGTGACGGCTGAACGCTTGAGATTGACCATCAGTATTGGCTCCCCAGCGATGCCAGCTGCGGCACCGCGCTGGTAAAGGCGCTGAAGAACGAGGCCATCTTGGTGCGTTTCGCCATCGCGCGGTAATTATAGGCGCGCTCCTCAAGGCGGCTCAATCTGGTGGCCGTGGTGGCGCTGTCGGTGGTCAGTCCCAGATCCAGCTCGCGATAGGCATCTTTTCTGGCTTGCGCCGCGCTGCCGAAACTCAAGTCGACGCCCGATCCGGCATAGGCCACATCACCGGCTCCCGTGGCTTCGGCCGCCGCCGCCAGCAGGCTGCGCTTGCGGTCAACCGATTGCAGCGTCTCGAAGGGCTTCTCGGCTTCGGCATCGTTGGCCATCATGTCCAGCTTGTCGGATTCCGCCTGGCCGGCCTGAATGGTCGAGACGACGCCCATCACTGTCGCCAGTCCCTGCAGTAGCGAGCCGATGGAAAAACCGCTGCCCACCGTCGCCGTGGTGGCTGCCGCCGTCCCCGCCGCAGCGCCACCGCCCAGCAATCCGGTCAGGCCTCCCAACATCATCGCCATCAGAGCTTCTCCTCAATTACCATGTCGCGCACCTGCAAGCGGCCCGGGCGTTGCTGCGTCACCACCAGCGTGGTGCCGGTGATCGAGCCCAGCATGCCGCTGCGCCTGGCCTGTCCGGTGAAGGGTTTCGGCGCCCGGTCGAGAACCGTCGTGGTCTTGCTCAATGTCACGGTTTCGGGCGGCTGGCTGTTGGCGCCAACCGCCAGCGACGTCGTGGCGATGACTTCGAGCGTCACCGAGTGAATGCGCCCCGGCCGCTTAACGATCTCATCGTTGCGGTTGATGAAGGTTCGCGGCATGCCTTCCCAGCGTGGGCACTGCCACGGCCCCACGCGCAATGGCCCCATGTAAGTTGCATCAAGGCTGATGGCGCCGCCCACCACGTCGAACGGGCCTTCGACATAGCCGCCCTGTTCAACCCACACAGCGCGGCCCTCGTGCAGCTCAAGGCCCGAAACCACGCCCGCCAGATCGGCGGTCGCATCGATTGCGGCCTGCAGCAGGGTGCCGTCATCCTGGCGCTCGTGGCGCAGCTTGGCCCCGCGCCGCACCGCCATCCGCACCTGATTGGCGGCGTCGATCAGAATTTCAACAACTTCGCCCGATGCCGCCGGCACCCATTCGCAAAAACCCACGATCTCCTGGCTTTCAATGACGCAGGCCGCCACCAGCCGCCCGTCCTGGCGCAACAGCCACAGCTTCGCCGCATCGGCCGTGCGTGACGGCTTCTGGGTTTCGAGCCGGATGACATTCTTAACCAGATGCGTGGCGAAGATGTGCTCGGGCACCGGTTGAAAGCTGGTTTCGATCTCGGAGTAACTTAAGGACAGAAGCTGGTTGCCGCCGGCGCCCCGGTCGTCGGGATTGGCACCGATGAAATAAATCTTGTTCTCGGCCAGCACCGGGTCGCAGTTGAGGGCGATGCCGATGTCGGCCACGCGCACGAAGTTCAAAGGGTCGGTCTTGTTGATGGTGCGGTTCGAGGCGAAGTAAACGCTGCGGTCGCTGAAGGCCAGAAGATAGACGCTCTCGGCAAAGGCCAGAATGCGCTCCGATGTCTGCCCGCCGCGTAAGCGGTCGAGGCGCGGTGCCGCAGGCCCGGCAATCTCGATGTCGAGGCGGAAATATTCGCCGGCCTGGCTCATGGCAATGGCCGATGGCTCCACCTTGATATCGCCATAGAGCAAGCGCTCCTGGGCAAAGCCGAAAGCGCCGGGCCAGCCGCGCAGGTTTGAAAACAGCGGCTCATAATCGGTCTCGCCAATCTGCAGGTGAGAAGCCAGTGCCGCCGCATCCGCCGTGTTGCTGATCGCCGCCACCAAGCCATATTCGGCACCCGAAAGATCGCCGCCAAAGGTAATGTTGATTTCATACCAGTTGCCGGGCTTGTCGGCGATCGCCACCGTCACCGTGGGGCCAAGCGACGGCAGGGCTTCGATTGCGGTTTTGAGCAGTGCCGCCGTCACCACCAGGTCGACGCCCCCGGAGCCGACAAACACCGGCAGGCTGGCAGCATCGACAAAACTGATGGCCGGCGTCGTCTCATCGTTGACGGTGATGGTGACATAGGCATAGATGCTGTTGCCGGTCCAGTTGACGCTGACAATCCACACGTCGTCGGTCTTGGTGTAAACCGCGCCCAGATCAACCTTCGGCAAGCCGTCATAGGGCCACAGGTCGCGCACCCATTGCCGATCGTTGCCGCCGCGCCGCACCCGCTGGGTTTCAAGGTTCCTGTGCGCAATGCCAATGGTGGCATTCTCGGCATAGAAATTGCTCCGCCACACCAGGCTGCCGTCGACGTCCGGCAGATAGACCGCCGCCACGAATTGGTCATCCTTCCAGATATCGAGCAGCTTCGGCCCCAGCGCCATGAAATAGCGCGAACCGTCGTCATGGCGCATGGCCGCATAGCGCGGCTCGGCCTGTCCGGCGGTTTCCGCCAGCACACTCACCGTGCCAAGCGTGATGCTGGCGGAGACGGAGAACACCGCCACCACACGGATCGAGTTGGCCACGCGGCCAGCACCCGGTGCTGCCGCAAAGGTCAGGCTTTGCGCCGCCGTTCCGGCTTCAAGGCTGGCACCCAGCTTCACCCACAGGCCGCCGCGCCGGGTTTCGGCATAGACCTCGTGCAGCCCGGTGCTGGCCATCAGCGCCGCGCAGTCGATGGCCACCACGGCGCCGCCGACGGTTGCCTGATAGATCGTCTGCGTTCCCGTGTGCGGCCCCGCCGAAACCGTGATGGCGCTTTTCTCTAAAGCTTCCACGGTGCCGCGCACCGGGCCAAGGTCAAGGCTTCCCGCCATCAGCCGGAAGCCCGACAACGGCACCGGCTCGATGTTCTTGTAGGCGATGCCCGCCGAATAGAATTGCTTGATGTCGGCGCGGCCCGAAGCATCGGGCGAAAGTTCGCCGGCATTGGCGCTGCGATAGGGCGCCCCGGCCTTGGCCACCATCAGCCATGCCTCGCTTGTGTGAGCGGGTCGTTGGCCATGAAGCCACGGCCCTGCGGCTGGGCGGCGCGGTTCAGGGCAATCAACCTTCCGAACATGCCGCCGCTGCCATTGTCGCGTGGTGGCCCGAAGGCGTCAGCCGTCTTCATTGCCGCCAGCTCTTCGTCCTGCAACAGCGGAATGGCGAACTCGCCAGACAGCGCCACGGTGAAGGCCTCGGCAAATCCGGCATCCCATTGCGACGGATCGGAAGCCACGCGCACGCGCACCCACAATTTAGGAATATTGGCATAGACATTGCCAGCCTCGAGCATGAAGTGGCGGAGATATGTTTCGGGATTGATCGACGAAAGGATGGCGAGCGGATCGCCGATGCGCGTGCCCGGCAATGGAAAGCCATGAGCCCAGCCATTTGAGGGCGTGGTGGCATGCCTGTCGGGCTTCATTGTCTGGCGAAAATGCGTCCAGTCGTAAATCGCCGTCACGCGGGCTTCGAGACCCGGCCAGATCATGTCGACGACACCCGCCAACGAGCTTTCCTCGCCGTCGATATAGGAAGGAGGCTGGCCCAGCTTGACCAGCGCCCGGTTGACGATTTCAACTTTCGCCCGCGCGCTGTCGCTCATGCCAGCCTCCCCGTTCTTGCTAAAGTTCGTGCCGTATCGGATTAAGCGCCCGAGGCGTCGGTGTTGATCGCCACCGTGACATTGCCCGACGTTGGAACGGTGAGCACGATCATCGTAATGCGGTCAGCCACGCCGGTTGCCACGCACAGGGCTTCGATCACGTCGTTGACTTGCAGTTTCGAGCGGGCGTTGTTGAAATACCCCGCCGCGATCACCGTGGCGACGGCATCGGGCGTGGCATAGACGTAGAAGTTGACCGGCACCACATCGGCGGTGTGCGGCACGGAAGCCTGAAGCAGAAGGCTTGTCAGTTTGAGCGCCATGGGAATATCCTCTTGAGAGTTGAAGGAAAGGCGGATGGCCCGATGCCACCCGCCGGATCAAGCGTCAGACGGCCACCACGGCGGTGGGCTTCACCAGGTGAATGCGGCGGATGCCCTTGGTCAGCAGGCCCACGGCGGCACCGCTGATCGAGGCCTTGGCCAGCCACGGCGTGCCCTGCAGTTGCGGCTGCGGATGCACATCGGCGTTTTCCTTGTTAAAGGGCGTCTCGGCGCCGAACGCCTGTTTGCGCCACATGAAGGTTTCCCACTGGCCAGCCGCTGGAAGGCGGAAGTAAGTGTCCGGACATTTGATGAAGGTGATGCCGCGAACATTCTTCATGCGCAAGCGCTGCGTCTTGTTGAACACTTCGCTGACGCCTGCTCCCCATTGCGTGTTGTTCCACAGGGAATACATTTCGAGCTGGGCCATCCACAGCGAAGGCACCGGGCAGAACACCATGCCGTCCTCGCCGTCATCGCCATATTGCTCCATCAGCGCGATGGCCGTCTCGAAATGCGCCGGCGCCGGCACTTCAACGCCGGTGCCGATGGTCGGGATCGCGCCGCTGTTGGCGTCATAGAAGGCCTTCACCGCATCGAACTTGATGCCATCGCGCTTGCGGCGGATGGCCTTGGTGATGAGCTGCAGCAACGTGTCCTTTTCGGATGCGCCGGCCTTGTAGGCATCCTGGGTGCGCCACCATTCGACGGCCTCGAAATCCTCCATGGTCAGCGTCACGGTCGAAAGCCCGGGGTCGTTGACCGGCACCGCTTCGATGCCGCCGGTGAGTTTGTAAACGGTGGACTGGCCGGAGGCGATCGGGAACCTCACGGTGTTGGCCATGACATCACCCGACATCATGGTCGAGTCGAGCAGCCCGCCATGCGCCTGCAGGTCGATCGTCACCCGGTCCTTGACCATTTCCTTGAACCAGGCCGAAACTGTAGTGGACATCTGGTAATCCTTTCGATTTGCGTTTCAGTGTTGTCGCGCCATCGGAGGGATAGCCAGCTGGCCAGGGGGTCCGGTGAAGGATAGCCCCCGGCCTGGCCGGGTCGCGCACTATAGGCTCAAGGCCCATATTGCAGCACGCCGGGCAGGGTAAATTGCGTGAGGCTTCAGCCGTGCAGCTGCTTGTAGCGCTGTTCCAGGGCCGCAAACTTCTCTAGGTATTTGGGATCCTCGCGCGTCAGCTGTTGCATTTCCTGTGACAACGCCGCCTTGGCATCGCCGCCTTTGCCCGCCACCTGCTGCAAGCCGCCGCCTGCCGCACCCTGCACCTGCCCCCGCATCCACTCGAAAAAGCGATGCCCCTTGGCCGTGTCGAACAGCATCAGCTCGGCGTATTCGCGTACGTCCGCAGGCAGCTCGCGCGAGGTTTCCATGAGTTTCAGGAAGTCGGCATTCTCCCGCATGCGGCGCTGCACCGCCTGCTGTTGCTCGGCGGGCGCGGCATTCTTCGCCGCATCGGGCACCAGCAGCGCCTTTTCGGCTTCAGGGTCGATCAGCGGCTCCAGCAGCCCGCCCTCGGCCATGGCGTTGAGGCCCGCCTGATAGGCCTCAAGTGCGGTCTTGCGCCCGACGCCGCCCTTGTGCAGGGCCGCGGCCATGGCGGCAAAGGCCGGGTCCTTGGGCAGCTGGTCGAAATACGGCTTGGTCTTGGCGTCGATCTTGAAGTCGCCAAGGTTCTCGAAATTGTAATAGCCTTCGGGCTTGTCCGGCACATCGCGGCTGGCATCGCGGTCGCGGTAGCCCTTCACCACCTTGGCCAGGTTGTCGAGGCTGGCTTTGCCGTTTGTGCCTTTCAGTGTGGCATCAAGGCCCTCTGGCCAATAGTCGGGAGCTGCCGCTGGAAGCTCAGCCGGTGCTTGCCCCGGTGTTGCCGCCAGCGGCGCTGCCCCCGCGCCTGCCGCCGGAGGTGGTGGCGGCGGCGCAGCTGCGGCGGGCGCAGGCGCTGCGGCGGTAGGTGTTCCACCGCCGCCCTCACCGTCTGCCGCCCGCGTCAATGTGCTGAAAAAATCTCTCATGGTGTTCCTCCCGTGTGGTGTTGGTCGATCTGCCGCTGACCCTCGCTGATGGCCTTGCCGATCAGGTGCCCCACATGGGCGCGGCCCTCGTGCTTGGCGGCCCCCAGGGCTGCGTGTTCCAGATTGCCGCCGGTGACGAAGGGATAGGGTGCGCAGTCCGAAATCGCCCGCAGCCAGGCCACAACGCCTGCCCCGTCAAGCGTTGCAGCAAAGCGCGCCAGTGCCACCATCACCTGGTCATGCGGGCGGAAGCCATCGGCCATCACGGCGGGCAGCATCTGCTCCTCGAAGAATTTCCAGCCGCTGCTGTCATCGATGGCGGCCTTCATTTCGCGCGCCACATTGCGCGGAATATGCGCTGCGGGCCCGCTCATGCCGCCTGCTTTCCGCCCTCGATCATCCGCATCATGCCGCCCGCCACCTGCGGTGCGGCTTTCTCGGCCATCTGGGCTGCCATCATCGCCTGTTCCTGCTGTGCCGCTTGCTGGCGCATCTGCTGTCTTGCTTCCATATCCGGCACCAGGCGCTTGGAAATCATCATGCCATCGGCAATGTCATCGCCGGCTTCGTCAAGGATCAGATGCTCCGGCAGTTTCTGCGGCCCAACGAGCGAGGCCATCAATTCGGCATAGCGCGCGATGTTGGCCACCTTCTCGGCATTCAAGGCCGCCGCCATCGGCGATTTCACGGCAACACTCACCAGCAGCTGGTTGAAATCCATGAGGCCGCGCAAATAGCCGAAGTCGCTCAAAATCTCGGCAACGCGCGGAATGATGTCGGGGTGCACCTCGCGCCACATGCGCATGAAGCCGCCCAGATGAACCTGGCTGCCCTGCTGCATGCGCGCGGCAATCTCGGAAGCCGATTTCGGCGTGCCGGTATCGGCCGCCAGCCTGGTGTCCATCATCGCATCGCGAATCTGCTGCTGCATGCCTTCGATCACCATCGAGGCCACATCGAGGCGCCCGGCGGCGGGATCGAGCCGCATCACATCGGGCCCCAGAATGCCGCCCGTCGATTGCATGGCCCAGAACGAACCGGGAGATTGCGCTGCCGTGTCGGGGTTGAAGCCCGAATTGGCGCGATACCCCCAGATGCCCAGCATCTGGATGGCGGCGGCTTTCAGCGCCAGTTCCTGCGCCTTGTTGACGGTCTTGATCGATGGCAGCGCCAGCAGGATCGGCCCCCGGCCACGCATTTCGCCCGCCACGCGATAATAGCGCGGCGATGCAAAGGGCTTGGTGCGATAGGTTTCAGAGGTGATCCAGCCGTCGCATTGCTGGTCGAGATAGGCCCCGAAGCACCAGCGCCCATCGGGCTTTTTCCAGAAGTCCTGGTACAGCGTCACTTCCGAGTTGGGATTGGTTTTCGCCGCCTGGCGGAAGGCTTCCGAAAACTGGCCCTTGGGAAACGCCGCCAGAATGGCCTCGCGCTCAGCCAGCCGCCGCCAGCTCATCAGGGTGATGCGGCCATAGGCATCGCCCAGAAAGGCGCATTCGTCGGCGGGTGGCGCGAAGAAGATCACCGGCTGCTCAGGCGTTCCCTTCATGGGGATCAACACGCCGGTGCCAACGCCCAGATCGATGCACATTTCGCTCGTCGACGTGTCGAGATCGCCCGCTTCCATGAACGGGTAGATGAACTCTCCGGTGCGCTCCAGATCGCGCTCCAGCTTCTGCAATTTGAGGGCGCCATTGCGGCCTTCCGTGGCCAGCGCCTGGCGCACCAGGGCACCCGGCGCCAGTTGCGGGGCGGAAGAAAACAGCAGCCGCTGCAAGGTGCCCGCCAGGTGCATGGCAGAGGTCGGCGCCGTCATGTCGAACAGCCGGTCACCCACCGGCTTCACATGGGTTGCACCACCCGGCCTGCGGTTCGGAATGGCAAAGTCATAGGCATCGGCATAGATATTGTCCCACACCGAATTGAGCGACCAGGCACGGTCGGCGCGCTGGCGCTGGGCGGCGACCGGCGAAGTGTCGGCCATGGATCAGGCCACCGTGGCGGGCAAGGCCGAAGTCGAGGCATCGGCAAACAGCCTGCGCCCGCGCGGATTGCGGCGGCTCAGTGCCGTGCGCTGGGTCTCGGCATTCAAGGCTGAAAGCTGCCGGGCCTGGTCAACGCTCTGCTGTTCGCGCATCTGCTGTTGCTGCTTTTCCAGGTCCTTGTTGCCAAACAGTCCGGTGAACATTTGCGCCATCGCGTTGACCCCTTTTCGAAATCCATATCTGGCCGTCCTTGAGGCCCACAGGCCTGAAGCCCGAAAGCCCGGCCATGCGCTGGGCAGCCCAATTGCTTTCGCGCACCCGCACCACGGCCATGACGCCATCTTGCCCCAGCCGCTGAAGCGTCAATTGCGCCAGATGGATCAAGGCCAGCATGTGACTTTGAGCGAGAGGCCGGAAGTGGATTGACACCTCGACGCGGGTTTTCCGGTGCCACTGCATCATCACCAGCGCGAGGGCGTGGCCATCGTCCGTCTCGATCACTTCGGAAGGGAATTTCCTGACCTGCCACAGCAGCGCCTTCCTGAGCAGGCTGCGGGCTCCGGCAAACTCCAGCGCATCGGTTTCAGTGGCCGGCCTTGCCCTCACCACAGCTTCACAGCGCCAACCGCATCCTTGGGCGTCACGTTGCCGCGCAGTGGCGTCACATTGCCGCCACGCCCCATGTTCGACACGCTGTTGATGATGCCGGTGCGCCCGCGATGCCCGAGGCAGAGATATTGCAGCGCATCATGGATGTGGGAATATTCGTTCTTGGCCACCGCCAGCTTGTCGGTATTGCCGGCCGTCGCCTGCTTGGTCAGCTTGTAATGCGCCGCGAAGCCGCCGATCAGGCGGCGGCAGCGCGGGTCGATCAGCAGGCGCGGCGTCCGGGTGTCGATGTTGCCCAGATACCAGCGCACCGCGTCCTGACGCACCCCCGGCTCGTTGCTTTCGGTGGGTTCAATGTTGATCGACAACGCCCTGGCCACGATCTCCACCCAGGCCAGCTCGCCCGCCGCCTTGTCGGCGCCATAGAACGAGGATGGATCGGCAAACGCCTTGCGGATGGGAAAGCCCGCGAAATCATTGAGCAAACGCGCATAGATCATTTCGGCAAAGCGCGACGGCCCGGTGCCGGGATCGGCGCATATCTCGGCCAGCGCCCGCAACTGGCCATTGGGCATGAACTGCCCGATGATGGCGGCGGGCGATCCCCCGGCATCCATGCCAATGGCCAGCGGCAGGCCGAGCGAGGGCCTCAGCGGCTCATCGCTGCGGTGCACCTGAAGGGCGAATTCCTGTTCATAGACCGGCCTGCCGTCAAGCGCATAGCCGGGCTCGCCATGGACGAAGCGCCTTGCGTCATAGGCCGTCATCGTCTGCAGGTCCTGCTCGTAGGAAGCCCTGGTCTTGCCCAGGCGGTTCTCGGCATCGGGGCTCAATCCCGAAGGCTGGCGGAACAAGCGGTAGAGCGGCCATTTCTCCGGCTCCTCGATCAGCCGCTTGATCACCCAATTGTCAACGTCGGGCGGGTTGCAGTCGCCCCACAGCATGCGTGGCAACAGCACGTCGTCATCGCCCAGGTTGATGCCCGCCGTCATCATCGCCTGGCGATAGGGCGCCATCACCCGGTCAAGATCGGCTGGCGCAATCTGGTCCATCGATGGAAAGCGCCCGGTGCGCGAGAACATCAGGCCGGGGATGCGCTCCGAGAACAGGTCGCACTCGTTTAGCCACACGAAGCTGGTCTCGAAGCCCTTGGCAAACTGCTCCGGATTGGTGTCACCAACGGCCGCGAACAGCGCCATGAACTCGACCTTGACTTTGGTGCGGTCGCGGATCGTCGCCCATTCCAGCTTGTGCACCACCGGGCGGTCAATGCCGCCGGTATATTCAACCGTGAACGGATGCTTTTCCGGAAACAGCCGCTCGTTGTGCCAGCTCTCCAGCGCGGTTCTGGCCATGTCGCGGTAGGTGGGGCGCAGCACCGTCAGCTTAACCCTGACAACCCCGTCCTTGCAGATCGGAAACCAGTTGGAGGCCAGGTGCGGTCCCTTGAAGGCAGACGCCACCGTCTTGCCCGAACCTGCGGGCCCCATGATGATGGGCACGGGATGGCGGCTTTCGATGTAAGCCGCCGCCACCGGCCCTGGCGGCGCATAGCGCTGAAACTGATACCCGTCCGCCACCTGTTCCCAGACCCTTCCCCGTTTCTGGGTCCAGTTTATTTTGGGCGGCGCATGGTCAACTGCCTTGTCGCAAGCGGGGTGTGCGTGAAAGGCCACCCCCATGGGAGGGAGGGGCGGCGGCGGTTTTGAAATTCGGAAATCCGGCGGCAGGCTCCGGGCCATCGGTGGCCGGCCTCGTGGCAGGCCTCGTGGCAGGTTTTGTGGCAGGCCACCGATGGCCAGCACTTGGAGCGAGGCAGCTGATTTACAGTCAGCTGCCTTCGACGCCTAACGTTTTGATATCGCTTGCATTTTCTGTTTCGTGCGGCGACTTATCATCTTGCCGCACGCCATCGTCAACGCTAACCCATTGATTTTGCTCAATCAGGCTTGCAATTTCCGGCGTCAGCTGTCCGGTTACAAACATGTGCAGTTTCTTGCTGACGATCTCCATCGCCTGCGGCTTCCGCGCCAGCTTATAGGGCATCAGGTCCGCCGCCGCCTTGATCTGAAGCTTCAACACCTCGATCGGTTCCGCCCCCAGCTTCCGTGCCAGCGCCTTCACATCGGCGCTGATCACCTCCATCAGCAGCACCTCAGGTGCCTTGAAGCCGCGCGCCTCCAGGTAGTCGAACATCTCGTCATTGCGCTTATTCACAGCGCCTTCCGGCCTTCCCCTACCCCGCCGGATGCCGTTGGACTGTTCGGCTTGATCGCCAAGCAAATCAAACTGTTGAACGCCAGTCGCCGCAATGTCCAGGGCCGGAAATTCCAGCGCCAGACGTGTCCGCGCCTCTGCCTGCCCCTGTTTGGCGTCAGCCATGGCGCCGCAACCCATATTTAAATCCGGTTACCATTTGCGCCCAAGTGGTAACGAATTGGTTATCGATTTTCCCGTGTTCTTCCAATGAGATATACATCATTTAACCATAATAACCAAAACAACCACATCGCGTGTATGCGCCAGCGCATGCGCGCACGCGAGAGGGGTGCTGAAAGTGGTTATTTTGGTTGTCATCTAAGCAACACCTTGATTTAATTGGATTTTATCGACAACCATCCGGTTACCATTGGTTACCAAAATAACCACACCCGACCCCGGCGGTTCACAAAGCCAGCATTGAGCATTACGCCCGCCGTCAACTGCTTGCGCAGCAAAGTCCGCATTCCGAGGAGCTTATAAGCTCCCAAGGGGCAGGGGCCTGACGGTCAATTGCGCAGTAATTTTGAGCTTGACAATATAATGCACTGGCATTATATTTTAATCATCATCAACGGGCAGCGCGCCCACCTCACAGGAGACGATAATGAAAACATCCTTCGTAACATTTTCTACAGCGTCGATGAACATCCTCGCGCACGCCGACACGATTGAAGCGGCCCGCAAATATGCTGGCGACACTGATGACTATGCCGTTATTTTTGAGTGTCCGGCCGTCGAAGCTGAGCGACTTAGCTCCTACGTTTTGCCGCGCAGAAACATGAAAATCGTATGGCGTGGTGGCAACGACTTAGCGCAGGCTTTTCGCAACAAATCGTGGAAATGGTAATTTGACCCCAGCCGACCTCAAAGCCATCCGCCTCGCTCTCAATCTGAGCGGGGCGGATTTTGCTCGCCTGCTCGGCTATCAGGGCAATGGTATTCGCCAGATGATGCATAATCTGGAGAGCGGAGAGCGGCCGATCCGCGAGCCGCAGCGCAGGCTGGCGGAGGCCTATCTCGCTGGCTACAGGCCCGCCGATTGGCCCTCATAGGCCGCCCCTACTGCTTCTCGGCGTATTCGGTGAACGCCTTCATGTCGATCAGCAGGCAGCGCTTCACCACGCCGTTGATTTTCACCACCTGCCGAATCCGGTCGCGCACCACGATATTGGGCGGCCCCTGCTTCAGGGCGGTGTTCCACACGCCCTGCCTGAATTCCGTCGTCATGAACAGCTTGTTGAGCTGCGGCCCGTCGGGCGGCACGCAGAGGAACGGGCCGTCCGATGGCTGCCCCACATAGCCCTTACGCTTACAGGTCAGGTTGACCAGCTCCAGCTTATCTTGCGCGCCACCCAGATCGACGTCGAGGCTGTCGCCATAGAGATCGTCCATCACCCCGCCGATCGTCGGCTTCTTGCCATCCCGCCAGCTTTCAATGGTGCAGGCCATCAAAAAGTTGAGACAGGAATGCCAGTTGTCGAGGCGCTCGGCCCGCTCGGCCGCCGTTGCCTCGTGGATCACTTCGGCAAGCCGTGCCTCATCCGTCACCGGCAGCCCGCACTCCTCAAGCGCCTCAGGCCCCACCAGCATTTCCGCGGCCGCCAGCAGCGTTCCGTAGGTGTCAATCGAGCGGCTGTCGATGCCCTGCAGGCCCGCCAGCAGGTTCCACCACCAGGTCCGAGCTTGGGTCGAATAACGCGGCCAGCCGTCCATCACCTGGCGCAGGATCATGCGGCCATCGGTCTCGCTGCTGATGAATTGCGGGCGCCCCTCGCCGGGCCGGGGCGTCAGCCGGGCAAGGTTCAAGACCGCCATGCGGCTCTTGTCCTGATTGCCCATCGGCGGCGGGTTGATGGCGGAGAAGAAAAACGGGCAGTAGAGCGTAAACGTGGTGCCGTGATGGTCCGATCCGCCGCGCGCCGCGCGTCCGCCTGAGTAAGCGATACGCGCCAGCTCGATGACGTTGGTGGCCGTGTCGCTGCCCGGCTTGCTTTCAAGCTCGTCAACCATGACGGGCAGCGCGTCATGGCGCATCTGCTGATAGATGCCGGCGGCTGTCGTGTTCTCGGCGGTGAAGACGATGCCTTTCAAAACCCGGCGGATCAGCCCCTGCATGGTTGATTTGCCGGTGCCAAAGCCGCCGCTCGTGAAGATCACCGGGCGCACATCATTTGCCGCCCCCATGAAGGCGGTGGCGATCCAGCCCAGCACCAGGATCGGATCGAGATAGGGCCGCTCCCAGTTCCATGAGCGCAGCTCCTCGAAAATGCGCCGGGCCGGGCTCTGCTCCGGCGTCACCGGGCCGTCCCACGGCTCGATGATCGGCGCCTGGCGGGTATAGAGATAGTCCTCGATCTGGCCCGGCGGCACGTTCTGTAAGCGGCCATTGACCGAGCGCCAGAGGTATTTCCCCGAATGCCAGATGAATTCATTGTTGGAGGTCACCCAAGCGCCGCGCCCGCGATGCTGCTTGGAAGGGTCGAAGATCGGCTTTCCCGGTTTCGAGGCCTCGTTGGAAAGGCAGGTGAACAGCTTGTCGCGCTCGATGCGCTTAACCTTGAGAACCTCCTTCACTTCGCCACTGTCCTTGTCGGTCACCTTTTCCTTGCCAAAGGCCGGCCACGCCCAGAAGCAATAGTTGATGAAGGGCGAGAACAGGGCCGAAATCGTCGCCATGTCCCACTTTTCGATCATCACCAGATCGCCGGTGGCGCTCTTGCACCAGACTTTCTGGGCACTGTCTCGGCCGATCACTTCGACCGGGCATTGAGGCGGCAAAGTGTCATGGGGTGCTCCCTCCCATTGGCCAGCCTTGATGCCGTCGCGCGCCAGATCGGGGTGCGGGTCGGCAAGGCCAAAATCCTTGATTTCGGCATGTGAACGCCGTGCCGCCGCCCAGATGTCCTGGACGGCGGCAACGCCGGTCTTGGTGTGCTGCTTGGCCACGAAAGAGTGCTCAGTCTGTCTTGCCGCTCATCGCCTTGCCAAAGGCGGATTGCCGCATCAGGCCATGGTTAGCCCCCCGCATGGTGCGCTCCTCGTCGCGTAAGGCCCGCTGCGGCTGGGGCTCCGCGGCTTTCATCCGTTGCAACTCCGTTTCAATGTCCTGCCTGCCGATATCATAGAGGCCCAGCACCGCCTTGCGGAACAGGTCCACCGCCAGATGCGCCAGGCGCGAATACTCATCGGGAAAAAGGTCAATCTTCAGCTCAAGCTTCACCTGCATCAGTGCGGCTTCCGCCGGTGCCGCGCGGTTGGCCAGCACAAAGCGCGCCAGCACCTGCGGAATGTCGGGTCTTATTTCTAAGTCCATCAAACCAACCATTTTGCAACTGCAATCCCAGATCAGCTGCAAGGCGTCGAAGGCATCATCGCCATCTTCGCCAGCAGCCGCCACTGCGCTTTCTTCACCAGCCTCGCCTGCCGGCACGAGTTCGGGTGGCGGTGGCAACGGGTCTGCTTCCACGTGCATTTCAGCCTTCACTTTCTTGCTCATCTCGCTTCCTTTCACATCAAATCGTTGAAGTCATCGCCCACATGCGACTGCATGATCACCAGCGGCTTCTCCGCCTCTGACAGTGCCTGAACGGCATCCATCAGCTGCGCCTGGGCCTGGGCGTTGCCGGCATTGTTGTCGCGCGCCACGGTAATGTCGGACACGCATGAAAGTTGAACCGGCGCATGCCGCATGCCGGCCAGCGATCCGGCAGCCCATATGCGGGCATCGGCGATCCCCTGCGCCAGCGACAGTGCCGTTTCGATCCCCTCGCAGATGATGAGGGGATGCGGCGTTGCGCACAGCCAGAACGGCGTGGCGGATGGCCCCATGGCAATCTCGATCACCGCCCCCAGCGCCTCGCCGAACATCAGTTTGGGCGGCGCGACAGGCGCCTTGGCGGGTGTCAGCGGATCGAGAAACGTCACATGGCAGCAAGTCACGATGCCGGTGGCCTGCCGCATCGCGGTGTGCACCGCCGGGAACTTCGGCCCCGGCTTCACCCGCCGCCGCTGGCCATCGTGATAGGTCCACTCCGCCCCCTTCCACCATTCACTGGCGGGCGAAAAGCGCAAGGTCTCGGAGTTCAGGCTGGTCACACCTTCCAGCCCGCAACCACGGCCCCTGAAATAGTCCCGCGCATGCGCCTCAGCAGCGCCACCGCTGCCACAAGGTGCCGCCAGCTCGAACAGCTCGATGGCCTTGCGCAACTTGAAGGCCCTCGCCTTCACCGCCTGTTCGGCCTCGTGGCTTTCGCGCTGTTGGGCGGCGGCACGAAACTGCTGGCGCTCCTCGCGGCTCATGGTCCTGAGCCCCAGAAAATCGCGCGCCCATTGCAGGGCGCCACGGGTATCGGTGCCAAGACAGAAGGCGATCAGTTTAATGACATCTCCCTTGTCGCCGGAACGCCAGCAAATCCACGCGCCCTTGTCGCGCTGCAGGCCGACTTTGAGGGCCGGAATTTTCTTGTCGTCCCCCGCCACGCGCGGGTTGTGGCTCACCCACATGCCGCCCTCGCGCTTGCCACGCGGAAGCAGCGCGGCGCAAAGATCGGCGATGCGGTCTTTCAGCCCCTGCTTGATTTCGGGAATGTCGTTCAGCATCACGCAATGCCCAATATCGCCGCTTCCAGCTTGCGCGCCAGGCGGTCGAAGTCCGGTTGCTCGCGCGCATCCTCGATGGCGCGTGCCGCCTGGTTCACCGCCTGCTTGGTGACGCCACAGGCGCGTGCCACATCGGCCTGGTTGAATCCCATGGTGGTGTTCATGAGATATTGCGCCAGCCGCCTCGCGGTTGCCATGTCACACCATGCGGGGTTGAGCGTCATGCGCTTGGCCGGGTCGGATGCCTGGACCACCGCCGCATCAAGCCCCAGCGCCAGCGCGCACAGCGCCAGCGCGCAGCGATAGGTCAGCACCAGGCTCAACGGCCCCGCCACCTGACGCGCCCGAAGCCTGACGGCCACCAGCCGCAACTTGGCAAGGGTGGCCGCATTGGCACGGCGCCGCCCGGCCTTGAGCGCTGCCACATGGCTGACATGCAGGCCCGAAAGCCTGGCCACATCGGCACTGCTGATGCCGGTGAGATCATCGGGAAATGGCGCGCCATCAGGCATCGGCGTGTCGGCCTTATCATTACAAACCTCTACGCAAGGGGGGAAACAACTGAAAGGATGGAAATGCCGGGAGGTGGATACGCCAGCCTCCCGGCACCGGGCCGGCGGCGGATCACCAACAAAGGATCACCGCCGCCGGGGCTCCCCGCGACTGTTCACGGCGGGTCCTGGCGCTGCTCCAGCGACCAGAAGTAAGCCGCCAGATCGGCCATCAGCCGCTTGGCCTGGCGCTGCGATAGCGGCCGGACATCGATTTGATGGACATCGCCAACCACCAACTCCATGTCGCCGCTGGCCGGGTCCTCGCGCAGGAAGATCATCAGGTTGCTCATGCTCAAAACCCGCAGCAGCGCAAAAACGCCGCCTCGCGCAATGCCACTTTCTCGGCCCGTGTCGCCGTGCGAAAGGCAAGGTCGAGCATTTTTATCCGGTCGTCAGGCGGCACTTTCGCCGCCACGATCTGTTCCAGCCGCAACAGCATGGCACGCGATATCGCCCGCACTTCTTCGTGGTTATAGCCACCGGTCAGCAGGGGCTCAGGCTCGCTCATGCGACGGCCTCGTGCCGGGCGGCATGGGCTGCCGCCAGCACGCCGTCCGCCACTTTCAGCACCGCGCCCGACATCGAACTGTCGCGCCGCAATCCCTTGTTCATGGCGCTTTCCGAGATGCCGCAGCGGCGGCAGAACTCGCCATTCGACAAGCCCGCACTGCGGCACCGCACCTTTATCTTAGCCCATTTCATTTACTGTCGCCCCGTCCGTGGCTTAGTATTTTAACACGGATGTGTGATTTGCCACATCGTGTCAAGGGACAAGTCCCAATAGTATGTATTTGCATGTGCGTGATATCGGGCCGGGCGTTGACCCGTGGGTGATGAAATCACGCGCCCTTGAACACGCGGGCTACCTGCCGGGCGACATCCTGATTGTCGATCTCAATGCCAAGCCGCAGGATGGCGATGCCGTTTGCGCCCAGATATATGACCGCAATGGCAAGACCGAGACGGCCTTCCGCATTTACGAGTACCCATTCCTCATTGCCGCCTCAGCCGATCCGGACCTGCGCCGCCCGGTGCTCGTCGACAATGAGCGCGCCAGCATCCGTGGCGTCGTCATGGCCAGCATCAGGCCCGCCTCTCGCAGTGATCTCCCACCAATCCGGTTGACTTTGGCGGTTGCCGTTTGGAGCCTTGCAGCCGCTGGCGCCAGCCACCGCTCGAAGCTCAAAACAGCGGCTTGCGGTTGACTTTGGCGGTTGCCATTTCGCAAAACGTTGATTTTTACCGCCTGCGGCAGAACGCCACAGCCTGACATCCCGATAATTGGCCGTTTGGTTGACTTTGGCGGTTGCCGCTTTTGGGCGCGATTGATTGTCCCCAGACAAGTCTTGACAACCTTCACATCTACGCACATCATCTGTAAATATTCACAGTGACGCAGAGGTAATTTGCAATGTTGCAGCGGTCGATCCTCGATCTTCCCGAACTCTCCGCCGCCACCGGCCGCAGTGAGGCGTGGTGGCGGCGCAACTGGTTGCGCATGCACCGCGAGCACCGGTTTCCCCGGCGGCTGTCCGGATTATGGGGTTGGCCCCGGCTGGCCGTCGAGGCGTGGTGCCGCCGTGGCGATATCTCCGTCACGGCGGCCAACGAGAACACGTTGCCAGACGATGCCGATCTCGCCCTCACCATCCGCCACATCGAACAGCGCTTCGGCGTGCCGCAATGAACACCGGCCCCACGGGCCGTCACCACGTGTGTTGGCGTTGGCGTTGATCCGCAACCTTGACAAGGAGATCGCGATGAAACTGCACTCCCTCACCACCGGCCAGCGCCAGGCGCTGCTGCGCTTGCGCGTCGGCACATGGGCGCGCCGCACCGGCGGCTATGGCTGCCCCGGCAAGCCGTCGATCACGCTGGCCACCGCGGCCGCCTTCACCGCCAGCGGGTTGGCCCGCGAGGAGCTGGTCAACAGCCGCTGGCAGCTCATCATCACCCCCAGCGGGCGCTTCGCGCTCGACAGCCTGAAACACCACGTTGAGGCCGCATCATGACTGGAGACGATCGCACCAAATCTATTCGTTTGGCCGAACACCCGGCCCATGTCGCCGCCGAATTCGCCCGCTTGATGGTCAACGGCAATCCGCAGGAGCAGCTCGAAGCCCTGCTGTTGCGCAATGTCTTCGAGCCGTTTCAGGAGTTGCTGGCGGCCAGCAGTCTGTCACACCCCCAAAAAACCGAGATGGGCCTCAGGCTCATCAGCGAGATGTTGCTGAAATTGGCGGTTGGCGGGTTCTTGAGCTCCGGCAAGCCGCCAGTCCTGCACTCCGCCGCCAACTGGATGGCATTGGGCAGCCTGACGGTGCGGTTGCTGAAGAATTTTGACATCACCGATCCCGCCTTGTGTCGATCGGGCACCGATCCGGATTTCGACGTGATGGCCCTGCTGAATGACGGTGGCCAGTCATGACCCTCACCGATCCCGCCGTCCGCGCCGCCCATGCCGGCTTGCAGGCCACGCTCGAACGCATGGGCCTCCGCCTCGATGCCATGCAGATCAAGGAAACAAGCCACCACACCCAGGTCATGGTCTTCCGCGCCAGCCGCGGCCAGCAACAGGCCATCGCCGCCTATTGCCGCCGCCACGGCCTCACCAACCAGGCCGAAGGGCTCCGCCGCCTGGTCATGCTCGGCCTTGAAAGCACCAGCTGATGCCGCGCGCCACGCTGGTTGACGATCACCGCCGCATGCGGCACTTCCACGTCGATCTGTGCCCGATCCACATCCTCTATGACGGCAATCTCTTCGCCCGCCAGGCCGGCTGCAACTGGAACGCCGATGCCACCTACCGCCTGACCTCCGTGCTGCGCGTCACCGGCGCCGACAGCTGCGATCCGCCGCCGGATATTCCTCAGTAAGTAAGCGTCTTAGCGTTCAACCAACTTGACAACAGGAGGCACGAACCGTGCAATCACAGCAGGCGGAAACCACCGAAACTTTCTCGCAACCGTCAGCCGTACCGGAAGGCAGCGAAAGCCCCGCTTTGACGCCGCAACGCCATCGGCGCGACAGTGCCGATACAGGAGGAACACCAACATGCCCAAGCAATCGCCGCACCCACACGTCACCTGGCGCGATGGCCGCCCGCGCTTCAACCCCGCCAGTGACTTGCGGGCCAACGGCCACGTGGCCCGTGACCTCAAACACCCCGATGGCCGCTGGTTCAGCAAGGGTGAGGCTGTGGACCGGTCCATCGCCCTCCAGCGCCAGCTGGCGCAAGCCCCGAAACCGCCGCTGGGGCGCCCGCCAAGGGCCGCGGCCAACATACAGCGCCTGACGCTTGGCAAGATGGTGGAGGCCTGGCAGGGCTCGGCCAGATGGCAGGAGGCGGGCCAGCGCGTGCTGGCGGCGCGCACCCGGAAGGATTACCGCCAGAAGCTCAAGGTCTTTCAGGATGACTACGGCGATCTCTGGGTGGCCCCGGCCGAGGCGATCACCCGCCCGGTGCTGCAGGTGTGTTATGATGAGCTGGTGGCAACCCGCGGCCTGGCCACGGCGCGAGGGAGCATCGTCGTGCTGCAGGCCTGCTACAAATGGGCCATCACCCGTGGCCGCATCCGCCTCAACCACAATCCGGTGCAGGGTCTCGACAAGACCATGCCGCCACCGCGCATCCGCTTTGGCACGCGGGCTGAAATGCAGGCGCTGACAGAAGCCGCCGATGCGCTCGGCCGCCATGACATTGGCGACAGCATCGTCATGGGCCTGTGGACGGGCCAGCGCCAGGGCGACAGGCTGGCGCTCCGCCACAAGGGCCAGCTCAAAAACCGCCGCATCTTCCGGCAGAGCAAGACGGAGGCAATCGTGCACGTGCTCGAGGCGCCCGAGCTGGAGGCCCGCATCGCCGCATCGGCCTTGCGGCGCAAGGCGGCGGAGATCGTCGCCCCGCATGTGCTGCTGAATGAGCACACCTGGAAGCCGTGGGACGAGCATACCTACAGGCATGAGTTCGCGGCGGTGCGCGCCGTGGCGGCAATGGCCTGCCCGTCGGTCGCCAGCTTCCGCGATCAGGATTTGCGTGACACGGCGGTGACGTGGATGGCCTTGGCCGGAGCGACCATTCCGGAGATCATCGCCGTCACCGGCCACCAGGCCGAAACCGCCCATGCCATCCTCAAGCACTATCTGGCCAGGCATCCCGAAATGGCCGACACGGCGATCCGCAAGATGATCGCCTGGTTCGACGGCAACGGCGAAACGGAGTTTGGCTGATGCTCTTTGCTGCGCACCGCCCCGAAAGACATGCGGATTTCTTTATGTCTATTGGGCGGGAGTGCGGCGGATAAGGCGATCGGTCTTGCGAATGCTGCCTGTATGCGCAAATATCAGTCCTAACAGGCCGGTCATCCGGTGGATGTCGGGTGGACTAGGATAACCATCAAAGACCGAGTGGTGAGCCAGTCATGAACGAAGCAGAGTTTCTCAAGAAATGGGAAACAGAACGGCCCACACGTTCACTTTCAGATGAACTGGCAGCCCTTTATGCCTCGGTCATCGGTTCTCCGGCAGTGCGGACAAAGGTACCGGCATTTATTCCATGCCGGGCCGCCCCGAGGCGCCAACCGATGTCATGGGCAACCCCTTCGACGTGTCGACCGAGACGCTCGGCCTGCATCAGGTGCGGCTTAAGAGACATGAGTGGGCTGAACGATTTCAGGGGCTTATAGAGAGCGCCCTACCGATTGCAACCGCTTTTGCAGTGCCCGTCACGGCACCGCTGTGGCGAAGAGTTCGGTTCCCGCCTTGACAACGAAGGTTCCGCCAGTCGCGGTGACCCCGACATAGTGCAAGGAATTGTTTGTGCCGGTTGGCGTGAAGGTATCGGTGCGGTCGATTGGTCCGCCTGCGGAAGTGATAGTCCATAGTTCTTGGGTCGCCGCCGCGCCTGCCGTGTCGCTCAAGCGGCAAATGATGGATGTGGCGCTGCCGAAGTCAAGTTTCGAAACAAGAGTGTAGGTTCCGCCGACCAGCACCGGATGGTAGACCCGGCCGTTCGTGGCGCCACCGTTCGTCGTAACGATTGCATTGCCGTTGCTTTGTATCGCGGCGGTGGCGGCGGTTGCGGCGTTCGTGCCGCTTATCAGGGCCGGGAAGCGGGTGCGGGCCGTGTAGCGGTCGCCAAGCACGATGTTGGTGGTTCCGCTCGGAAGGGAGACGCGGAAGTCCCACGCGTTGGCCGGGGCGGCGCCGGAGAATGCGGTGCCGTTTTTCGCATTCGAAAAGAGGGAAGCGGCTTGTGCATCGGTTAGTTTTGAACTCCATTGCTGGACGCGGAAGACTTCGCCGGTGCGGCGGGTGAGGGTGCCGGCAGCGTCGTGTGAGTTAACCGACACGATGTCAGCGATGCCTTCTCCGCCATTGGTGCGGTTGCCATAGGTCGCCTGGTTGAGGTCAACTTTGTAGTCCTTGATCAGCCTGCCGTTGAGCCACACGCGCCAGTGGCCGGTGCCGCCGTGCGTGACGACGACATGGATTGCTTCTCCGAAAGGGATAATCGCCCCGGTGTTGAGGTTATAGTAGTTGATCGATGCGTGAGGAGCGGAGCGGGCAATGGCGAGGTATTTGGAATGAATGACGCGCAACACGCCCGCCCGCCAGCCGTTAACGTCAGGATCCACGCTGGCGATGTAGATGCCGCCGTTCATTCCATCGGTGGCGAGGTCGGCGCCGTTGCCGAACATGAGCAGCGGCATGTAAAAGCTTGACACCTCGCTCTGCGGACGGCCCCAGTATTCGTAGCTGCAAGCCCCGGACATGGCGACGCTGTCAGCCAGTTTGGCGTGGCCCAAGATTTTCCCGGCGAACCCGGATAGGGGTTCGGCATTTACATCCGGCACGGCAGTTTCCGTGCCGTCCAGGGAGATGATGGCGTAGGTTATGGCTGCGGCGTTGTAGACGGCGGGAAGGGTGAGAACGCCAGCGGCGAGGGAAATTGCCGAGCCGGGAGCCACGCCGTCGAAGCACTGGCCGGACTGGCCGTCGATGACGATCTGCGGCTTTTCCCAGCCGGTTCCGCTTTCCCGCGTCGTGTCAAACACAAGAGCGGCTTTGCCGATGCCGCTTACCGTTGTGGCGCCGCCGGTGCCGGTGCGGAGTGAGGTGCTAACCCCGCCGCCGTCGATGAGTGACAGGTACTCGATGCCTTCACCCAGGGCGACGTTGTTGTTTTCATTCACCCAGACGGAGCTTGAAAGCGTAACGCCGGTGGCGGTGATGGCAATTGTGCCGACTGCGGCGTTTGTGGTTCCCACAATGTCGGCTCGAAATGGATTTGCCCCGCCGTCCACGGCCCACACGGAGGAGCGTGTGCTGTCGCGTTTGGCCATGACCAGCTTGGGCCGGCGCGAGGTGAAGTCGTAAGTTCGTGGATCAATCGCATTGCCTACGATTGAGGAGGTTTCAACAATGTTCGAACCGTTTGCCGCAAACACCAAGTAGTAGTATGTCTTGGCATTAACTGAGTACCCCGCCTCAACGGAAAATTTGCTTTCTGAAACTGGTTCCATTCGGAGAGTGGCGATTGACGGGCCGATGACGTAGGACGAGGCGACCGCGTTGAATTGTTGTGAGCGCCCGTGCCAGGATGTGCGGTGCCGCCAGACGAGGGCCTGATCTGCGGCCCAGACAAAGACAAAGGCGTCAGGCGGAATGACGAACGGCAAGGACACGTCACGCTTGACGCCTGTGCCTGTGAAAGTGCCGGACTTGAAAAGCGGTGTACTTGCAGGAGCACTGCCGCCACGCGGCTTCAGCATTTGAATTTGCCGCCCCAGCAGCGCGCCGCGCCGCGCCATCAGGGCATGCCCTCGATGCCGGTGGCCGTGGTGCCGCTGGCGACGATCGCCGAACTGGCCACCGCCCGCGTTTCGCCGGCCGCCCAGGCGCCGGTCACATTGTTGCCCGCCGCATCGGTAAACACGATATTGCCCGCCACCGTGGCGCGGATGAAGCGGCACGGCTGCGGCCAGGTGTAATTGCCGCCCGGCCACGGATAGGTCGTCGGTGAGGTTTCGAGCGAGGTGATGCCCTTGGCACCTGAATAGTCGGAGATCGGCATTGGCTGCCTGCCTTTCTTGAATTGCTAGGGGTTACACAAAAAGCTCACACACCAGCCCCGCGCCATCGGCGAGGTCAGAGGCCAGAAAGGTGCTGGTCCCGGCGTCCGGCGGCACCAGATACACCTGGCTTGCCACCGGCTGGCTGACGATCGTTGACAGCAGCGCATCGCCATCATCGCGCGGCAACAGCTCCGGCAAGATATCGTCACCGATGAGCAGCAAGTCGCTCACAGCGTCACGCTCACAAAGCCCTTGCCGGTATAGGCAAGGGTGTTGTTGTTGTTGAAGATGTTGATCACCGTCCAGATGGTGGTGGGATTGCCCAGCGCGGCGATGTTGGCGGCCGACACTTCCCAGAAGAATTGGCCGCCGGAGCCGGAGCTCACGCCAACCCCGGCGCCATCGGTCAGCGTCACCACGGTTTCGCCTTGGTCGCTCAAGGCGAGCTTCACCTTCACCACCTTGTTGGTCAGATCGACTGGAACGCCGGCCAGCGCCAGCTGGGCCGTGATGCGGGTGGTCTCGAACTTCTTGTAAGTAATGGTCAGCGCCGCCATAAGTTATGTCCTCATGATCCTGGTAATCTTTTCAGCCGAGCGCCCGGCGATGTAGCCGCCCATCGCCGTCACCGTCAGCCAGAAGAGATTGTTCAGCCCCACCTCGCCAAATGCCACCTGCGGCAGAACCCCGGCCTTCACGGCGAAGGGATAGGCGATGATCACGAACCAGTAGGAAAAGAATGAAGTCAGCGCCACCAGCGGGCGCCAGTTCCTTTGCAGCCAGTCTTCGCCGGCGATCTCGGCCATGACGATCTTCGCCTGCCAGGCGGCGATCTCGGTTTGCGAAGCAATCAGCCCGCGCTCGATCTCGGCTTGCAGCACATCGCGCGACAGTTCCTCCTGCTTCACGCTCTTGAGATAGTCGAACAGCGGCCCGGCCAGCAGCTTGGCGAGAAGCGAGAACAGCGGCAGCATCACCACACCCGATTGATGACAGCGGTGGCCGTTGTGCGAAACCACATGGCGGCGGCGATGGCCATCACCAGCAAGCCGTCAAGCCCCATCTGCAACAGCGCCACGGCCTCGGCCTGCACTTCGGGCGGCAGTGGCAGGCCCCAATGGGCCACGGCGGCATTGGCCGCTTTCGAGACCAGCGCCGTCAACAGCCAGATGATGGTGCGCGATTTTAAGAAGCCTTGCGTGTCGAAATAATTCATTTCAGCACCCCCGAAAGATCGACGCCGAACCAGCCGCCGATAGCCACGGCGAGCGCGGCGATGATGAACCACACGAGCGACGATGGTCCGCGCGGCGGCGCGCGGCAATCATCGGCCTTGGGCTCCACATCAGGCGGGGCGGGTTGCGGCGCCACGCTGGGCGCCACGCTGGGCGGCGGCACGGGCCCGGCATCGCCCGGCCACTGAATGTCGATCGGGTCCACCGCCGTCTTGCCTTTGGGATAGGCGTCATAGAGCAGGATGGCGCGCGGAAAATAATCGCCATGGCGGAACATCTCCAACTCGCGGGCGCGGCGCGCCACCAGCCCTTCGATGGTCTTGCCATCGTCCTTCACATAGAGGTTGATGGTGGCCAGCGCCGCCTTGACATCGCCAAGGTTCAGCTTGTCGTCCACGCTGCCGGATGAAATCGCCCCGGTGTTGTAGTGGAACAGCACCAGCGCATCGAACTCGTGCTGCTTCAATGGAACGCGGATCGCCTCTTCCACATTGCGCTCGAAGTCCTTCAGGTCATCGGCCAGCAGACCCAGGCACTGTGCCAGCGTCAGGCGCATTCCGGCCTTGGGTTTCGGTGGCCCGGCAAACGCCGTGTGGCCGCAGCCGATGGTCCACACGCCACCGCCATCCTTATAGGCCTGCAGCGAAATCGCCTCTTCGGCCATCAGGCTCATCGCGCCATTGCGGGAAAGCTTCATGACGTTCTCCTCACATTGCCATCAGCAGCTTCCATCACTTGAGCGCCCCCCATAAATTCCAGAACTGCGCAACGATGACGCCAAGCCCGCCCACAAACAGCATGAAGGCCAGCTTCATGCCGGCGGCTTTGGTCAGCACGTCTTTGAGCTGCTGAATGCTCATGCGGGTCAGCGCCAATTCGACCTGCATGGCGGCGCGCTCTTCCTTGGCGGTCTGCGCCTCTTTTTCCTGCCCGTCACGCACATGGCGCACCTCGATTTCAAGCACGGCCAATCGTTCCCCGGCGGAATCAGCCACCCGCATCACCTCATTGTCGTTCTGCCGTGCCAGCGCCTCGCGCACCATGCGCTGCGCTTCCACCATGCTGACAGATTCTTGGGTCATGCCCACGGACCTACGATCGCACTGTCTTCCTGATAGCTGCTGTTGGACATGGACTTCTTGATCCGGAATATTGAGTTCGTTCCAACGTTTGCCGCCGCTGCCGTCCCCAGCGCGGCCAACACCGTAAGCGATCCGGAAACTGTGCAAACCAATGTGCCTTTGATCCGGAAATAGCCATCGATCGCGGCACCAGCGGTCACAAGTGCAGTCGTGGCCATGTTGCTGGTCTGTTTTCCTTCCGGCGTATGCAGGTCATTAGCTGCAACTTTTGCAGCAACTGATTGATAACGGCCCGTGAATGTTGCCGTACCGCCGAAACCAAATTTAAAGTCACCTGAAGCCGCCATATTGGACAGGAAACCTTCTGCCTCAATGTCGTAGTTGAAATCTTTCTCCAGTGCATAGTTGTTCGCACCAATCGTGAACAACTCCTGATCGGCAGTCGTGTTGGTCATGGTGCCGTTGGTGCGGCGACGGAGGTAATGCCAGATTGTCCACTGGGCTGACACGCCTCGAAACGGTTCCTCTGTTGCGCCATAAACTTCGCAGTCCAGGCACTCGACCCAAGCATTCACAGTCGGCACAAGCTCACTGTAGAAGCCATTGTTCATCTTGGCGGTGCCGCGCGTGTCCTCGGCCACACACCGCGCGATGATGAGGGGAACGGCATAGGTCAACTCCGCTGCGGCTTTGAAAAAGCCGACGTCTGTTCCCACGTCATTGCCGCAATTAATGGCGACGCAATCCGTTAGCTTATTGGCATCGGCGCGGGTTTTCAGGGTTGAGTACGAGGCGCTGTCCAAATAGCCCGCAATCCCGCAGAGGTACACCTTACCGTTGCTGGCCGAGCAGCGATGTGTGATGTTGGCAAACTTCACGCCATAGGTTGCGCAGTTCCGAACGTCGTGACCGGTAATCCGGACATCGATATTCCCGTTGCCGAGATCGCCGGTGAGGTTAATGCCTTGCCACGTATCACGGACACGCGGGTTGCGGATATCACAGTCCTCTGCCCCGCTGGTTGATATCCCCCTCGAATACAGCCAAGCGCCTTCCGCATCCGCGACCGGATCAGCGCCGCCGATAAGCGATTTCCAGCCGAGACGTTCGACCCTCGGATTGTCAATGACCAGCCCCTTGCAAAGCAGGAAAGCGATGCCCCCGACGCAATCATCCGTAATCCCCGCGCCAACCGCGATACAGTCATGCGCGTAGGGCCGGATCACTTTTGATGTGTGATCGAGCCCGTAGAAATACAGCAGTGTTCCGCTATCGTCTCCGTAACACTCCACATCCTCAAAGTGGTGCCCGGTGCCGCCGATGATTTTGAGTCCGAACGCGGTATTGAGCGCGGCGTTCGGAGCCGCATTGCTTCCCGCGTTCAACCCGCTGCCGTTGCGGTCCACCCTGACCTTTATGAGGCTCACAAAGTCGACGCCATCGGCTTCGAGCGTGATGACGCTCTGAGACGCGGCGGGAGCCAATTGCTTAATAGTACAATTCTGCAACTTTGTACCGGTTGGCAGACTTATCTTGCCGGAAATGCAATAGGTGCGCCCGCCACCATCGCAGAGCAGGCCGCTGCCGAGTGCCGCTTCGAAGGCCAGGCGGTTTGCCGCTGCCGTGACGATATCGGATTTTTCCGCCACCGCGCCGAATTTTTCCGGCGCGAACCCCAGGTCATAGGGGCCGGAAGCCGGGCTTACGATGATGCGGCCGGAATGCTTCTCGAGACTGTCGTTCAGCACTTCGCTGTTGGGATTTGGGACTCCCCCCCCCAAAACTACGTTATCTTTGAATTGCACGCGCTTGGCTTGCGGCCAGAGGTGCAGGCCAATGTTGCGGTTGGTGATCTGATTATTCGCCGCAAAGATATCCGCGCCGCCCTTGACCTCGAGAAACCGCAGATAGCGGGTGAGGAGGGCAGGCCCCGAAAACACGCCGTAGGCCGACGAATTGACCGGCAGCCCGGTGTAGTAATCTTTCCACTCGAAGGTTTTGGCTCCAAGGTTCAGATTGGCCACGATACCGGGCCGCTCTACGAGCTCCTTCAAGCCGTTGCTGTCAGCGAAGAAGAATACTTGATCGCCATTGGCCAGAACGCCGACCGATCCGTCCTCGCTATAGGTCATCACCGTGGTGGCGCCCTGCGCCACGGCGGTGATGAGATAACTTACATCGCTTTTCCTGACGCTGCGGTTGCCGGTGATGAGGACCTTCGCCGACGCATCCATGAGAATTGGCGGCGCGCCGCCGTCGTCGCTGACAATCACAATATCGGCGCCGGCCCTCGTCTTGTCGCCATGGTTGAAATTGTTGTCCGAAATATTGACGGTGGCGAGGTTGCGCAGAAATATCCGCGTCAGCGCGGTATCCATGGTGTTTCCGAGGATCGACCAGCCGATCTCGACTGACAGGAGATCGCAATACACCCCGTGATCGCAGGCCTGGAACTTGTTGCCGATTATTTCGTAACCTTCGGCCTGAAACTCGTCCGGAGACACGTCGTCGCTGTCGATGCCGAGAACGCCATACAGGAAGCCACGGCCTTTATTGCCGAGCAGCACCGTGCCGTTGCAGAAATCGCCGAGGCGGACACATGCCCCGATCTTTTCCGTACTCAATCCGCTCCGGCCGGAGATGAAATTATGCTTCAACTGGCTGTGTGGCGCGCGGAACAGATCGATCCCGTATTCGAAATACGCGGCACCGTTCCGCCCGATCCGGCAGTCATTGATCATGCAGGATTTGTCGGCGCCTGGCCCCTTGACGGCATAGGCAACCCGGATGGCGGTGCCGCCAGCGCTACCGCCAGCCGCCCGCGTCACCTGAATTTGTTCGAACATCGGCGGTGCGGCGGTGTTATAGGTGCCCATGCTGCAGTGAAAGCCAATGCCGGTGTGATCGACCGCCAGGCCGCCCTGGTAAGGCTGCATGGAAAACACCTTGAGTGGCTTGTCGGAAGTCCACAAAAGCTGCGCGGTTGTCCGGTGCAGATCGCTCAGGTAAAGCGCTCCGCCGGTGTTGGCGGCAAGATAATTCAGCGCCGCCTGCACCGCCGCCGTATCGTCGGCATTGCCGCCCAGGGCGCCAAAGCGGCCTTCCCTCGGATTGACGATCTCCAGACCGTCGAGGTAATCGGCATACTGGCTGAACAGCGGATTGGCGCCCAGCTCGAGGGCGCCGAGCCGCGCGTCAACGCCTTCGGCCGCCAGCTCCTGAGCGCTCTCGATGTCCAGCGCCAGGTCGCGGGCATCGCCGATATCGCGCGCCACCTCCTGCAGCACCACGGCCTGTTTCGAAAGTTCGTGCTCCAGCTGCCGGCCATCGATGTTGCCGCCCCGCGTCACGGCGAGCGAGCGCTCATGGCGGCGCTTGCCTTCGACATAGAACGAGGCGCCCGCCTGCAAAGCGGCGTCGAACACGATCGAGAACGGTCCATAAGGCTGGGCCGGATTGGCTTTGCTGGCGGTGAAGGCGGTCATCTGGGTGAACCGCGCCTCGCCATTGAGCTTCCGCCACACGGCAACGTCGGCGAGGTCGAAGACGCCCCAATTGTCGCCGAACGGGCCATAGTTCTTGCCGCCGTTTTCGGCGATCACCTCGCTGCGGCGCAAGCTTCTGGGCAAGGGATAGGGTGTAGCGACCATGAACTGCCTTTCCGTGCTGAACGGCAGTTTGCCCCATGGCGCGCGGTGTCAATTGCGGGGTGCGGCTCACCCCTTGCCGTCGATATCGGCCTTGGTGTCCAGAAAGCGGGCCGGGATCATCACCCCGCGCGATATCCGCAGCTTCTGGTAATTGCGCGGCTTGTCGCGGACGGCGGGAAGCACTTCACTCGTCACCCATCGCCGAAACCTGTGTGGGACACTTCCGGGCGTCATTGCGGAGCACAATCATGTACAATCCGCTTTCAGAAACAATGATCATCACCTGTTCGCCGCCAGGGGTGTGAATTGAAGTCACCCCCTTTTCGTCATCATCAAGCGGTTCGACGGCATCCCTCAGCCGAAGAAGAATGGCGTCGACCACCAGTCGGAAAAGCTCGCCGGGCACCGCGCTTCACACGTCGTTAGTTTACTCCCTCCACCTTCGCCCTTTGCTTCCGCTTCATCGCCTTGCCCTCCATCTCGGACCCTGCCGCCTTGGCGCGGCCCGAGAGATCGGAAACCCGGGCGTCGGACCCGTCGCGCAGCAGCCTTGCCTCGAATTCCGGCCACAGCCGTTCAACCGCATCCAGCGGCAGCACTTTGGCGGTGGCGAAGCGGTCGGCCAGCGCCGTCGAGATCACCGGCGAGATCGCCTGCAGCTCGCGGTAATAGCTGGCGGTCTCGATCACCTCGCGGTCATCCCAGCCAGGCACCTGCATCATCACCAGCGCATTGCGGGCTTCCGCCATGGCCATATCTTCAAGGATGTCATCGGCGGACCCCCGGTCCACACGGTTGACGAAACGCTCGCCCGCCGCATCGCGGATCATGTCCTGGCTCATGTCACGGCGCAGCGCATTGATTGCCGTCACCGCCTTCTGGGCGCGCACGAAAGGATGGATGCGCCGCGCCTCCGCCGGCACCGCCCCCGCCGTGATCCACACTTTGGTGATGGCATCCTGCTCCGCCAGATAATCGGCGGCACTCACCGGATCGCCGCCGTCGATCATCGACTGATAGCTCTTGCGCGAACTCTCAAGACTGCCGGAACGGGTGCCAACCATATCCCAGAACGCCCGCGTTGACTTCGCACCCCGCGCGCCATCCTTGATGAAACGCCGGGTAAACGGCATGTCGTCCCAGCCGGGCATCGGCTTGTCGGACAGTGCATAATCGTAAAGCGCCAAGACGGCGCGCCCAGCTCCACCACCCTGCGCGGTGATCAAATGGTCGATGACGGCGGGCGAAACATTGATCGCCTTGCCCAGCGTCTTGGAGATTTCCGAGGTCTTGGCAGTGAACTGCAGCCACGGCTCCATGCCTTCGAGGCCTTCCGGCACGATGGGCATTCCATCGCGCAGATTGGTGCCGGTCATCAATTCATAGGCCGAGGCAATGGCCGGGTTGCCTTCCATCACATTGGGCGGCATTGCCACCGCGTAAAGCCCGTCGACATAGTTCTTGGCCCAGCGCGGGTCGTTCCGCGCCATGGCGTCATAAGCCGCCTCGCCAATGTTGATCACCGACGCCAGCTCGAAGGGCTTCGGCACCGTCACCCATTTCGAGCCCCACTTGATCATCCAGTGAGTGGCCCGAATTTGCTGCGAGGCATCGTTGTATTGGTCATGTTCGCTCATCAGCGCATGCAGCCCCATGCTGGCCACGGTCAGCGCCGAAATGCGCGCCCAGGCCTTCACCGCTTCACCGCGTGCCGCCCGGTCGCTTTCGGTCAAAACTTCCTTGAACAACGGCGCCAGCATGTGGCGGTAGGTTTTGTCACTGCCTTGCAGCGCTGCATTGAGGAAGGGGATCAGCCGGGCAACGGCCGTCATCTGGCTGCCACGCCGGTTGAAGTCGATATGATCGCGCGCCCGGTAGGCGGCTTCAAGCGACGCCTCGATATCGTCAAGGCCCCGGTCCTTTGCCGCCTCGAAGAAATCCTTGAACAGGCCCAGCCGCATGCCGGTTTCGGCCACCTCGGTCACCTGCAGCAGGCCGTCGAGCGAGGTCAGGCGTTGGGCCGCCCAGCCCTTCTTGCGCAATGCGTTGAGATCGGACCGCACCCGCATGTCGTGAACCGCCGCCACATTGGCGCCACCCATGATGCCGCCGAACTGGTTATAGGCGCGCGCCGCATCGCGTTGCAGCCCCTCATCGCGCATGCCGCCCAGCGTGCGCAGCAGCCGTTTCACCGGCTTGCCATAGAAGATCATCGCCGTCACCTGGTCGCGGATCAAATTGGCCAGCAAGAAATCTGGCATTACCGTGATACTGGCGCGCAACACCGCAGCGGGCTTCGCCAGCATGTCGATGAAGACGTTGCTTTCGGCCCGCGTCATCACGGTCAGCGCCCGGTACATTTCCTTGCCGAACTCGCCATCCGCCAGGCGCAGCGCCTTCAACTCCCCGCCATCGCGGAAAAACGCAATCGCCTCGCCCTTCTCGTTGATGATGGCAGGCCGGAAGATCGCCACCTTCTCATCGCCAACAGCGGCTTCCATCGCGTCACGTAGCACCACGATATCAGGCCCCGAGAGACCCGCCGCCTTGGCGGCATTGCTCACCGCCTCAAGCGGATCTACCATGGTGGGCGTCATCATGTGGCTGGGAATGCGCTCGGCAATGGCGCCGCCGTCTGGTCCCGCCAGCCGCGCCAGCCGGTCAAGCTGCTTGATCACGTCGTTGCGGGCAATCGCCATCGCCGTTTCGTAAGCCTCCGCCATCAGGCTTTCGACCGGGTTGATGACGTCACGCCTCGAACCCCGGAAGCGCTTGACGAGGCCACCCTTGATGTCGCCTTGCGCCGCAGCGCCGCCAGCGCCCACCGCATCGCCTGGCTGGTCGAAGGCGCGAAGCCCCGGCACATAGTCCTTGATCGCCATGCCGTCGGCCCATTGCTCCTGGGTGATCAGACCGGCGTCGCGTTTCTTCATCCACAGCGCGCGCGACCAGTCATGCACCATCTGCGCTCCGGCCTTGAAGCCGGTGAACGCCGTCTCGCTTTCGGTGACGTTGACGGCGTGATCGGCCTTCGTCAGCTTGTCGGGCGGATTGGGGATCAGTCCTTGGTCGAAGCGGTCCCACTCGCCAAGCGCCCGGCGGCTCCACAGGTAAGCGCCAAAGCGCCGCACCATGTCCTCGTCCCAGCCGGAGAGAACATTGGGTTTGCCAAGTGCCGTCACCATGGCGTCCCGCAGCGATGCGCCGGTGGGCCGCATGCCGCGATAGGGCGTGACTCCATAGCTGATATCCATGTGCCCGGCGTTCCAGGCCCCGCGCGACAGGCGGGCCAGCTTGTAGGGATCGGCGGCAACGTTGAGATCGAGCGCCTTGCCGGTGTTGGCGCGGTAGACATTGGCGAGGCTTTCGACCGCCTTGTTGAGCGGATTCAGGTCATCGAACAGCATGGTATAGGCGCGGCTCAACCGATCGGCGACGGTCTGCCCAAGGCCATAGCGGTTGAGGTCCTTGCGCGCCTTCGCAAAATACTTGGGCTCAACGGCGGAAACAATGGTCGAGGCCACCGCGTCAGCCGAGGGCTGGTCATTCCAGGCGCGCCAGGCTGTTGCCGCCTCATCGATGGCGGCCAGAAGATCGGGGCGTTCCGCCGTCAGAAAGGCCCGGAATGCCGCATCGAACTGCGGCGCGGCCTTGGCGGCATATGCGGGGTTGGTGCTGAACAGCCGCACGAATTCGGCAAAGCCTTCCTTTAGTTCCTTGCCTTGCGCGGCCCCCTGATAGGCCAGCGGCATCAGCTCGCCGGAATGCGTGTTGAGCAGCCCCTGCAGGGGCCTGGCCAGCACGGTTTCCAGATGGTGGCCAAGCTCATGGGTGAGCACATCGAAGTCATCCGCCTTGGCCACGCGGATGACGCCCGAGGCGGTGCCGTATTGCCCGGCTGCCGTCTTGCCGCCAACCTTGGCGGACAGCCGCCCCTGCCGCACGGCAGGCCCTTCAAGGGCTGCCGCCAGCCGCTCGGCAATATCCTTGACGCGGGTGAATTCCGGCGAGGCACCGATCCCAACTACACCGTCCGCCGTGCGGTCGATGGCCCCGGTCCGATTGCCGGGTGAAGCGGCGAGGAAGTCGCCATTGCCATCGACAGCCACAGCCCGCGGACTGTTCTGACCGCCGCTGTCCTTGGCAATGCGCGCGGCGAAGCGGTCAGCCTCCGGCTTGCTAGTGAACAGTTTGGCACCCTGCGGCTCAGGCTTCCACTCTGCCGACATGCGGCCATTTGGAAAAGGCTGCCCCTCATGTGCGAACACATCGCCAGACCTCACGACAAATCCCGCCGGGGTCTGCTCTGGTGCTGCAATCACTGGCGCGTCGGCCTTTGCCGCCAGCGGTATTTTTTCGGGCGGCGAAGCGACAATCGTGCTCGGCCC